CCTGCTTCAGCCGGTGCAAATGATATAGTTGTTGCAAGCTATTCGATGCCTGCAAACTCTCTAAACTCGGCAGGTGACTTGCTCGATATTCGTGCAAACGGAAACTTTGCAGCGACAGTAAATAACAAAACCGTCAAAATTATTATTGGTGCAACCAGTGCCGTAGTCGGCTCTGCGGTTGTCGGCGGCACAACTATTGCCACAACCGGTGTTTCTGCCGCTTCAGGCGTAGGTTGGGCTTTGGCTACCCAAGTCAGCAAATACGGTGTAACAAATTCAAACACGCAATCATACCAACAAGTTGCAACGGTTATCGGTGGTACGCATAGCGGTGCAGGGCTTGCAGCTGCTTTGACTCTAAATGAAGCGTCTCCGATTATTATTGCCTTTACAATTAACTGTGCAACCACTGCTTCCGATGCGAACTTGTGGCAAGCCTTTGTTACCGGGTACAATTGATATGGATTTTGTTTGCCAAGATGATGATGGGCTTACCAATTGGTCTTATAATCCCGATGATACTTGCTATTATCGGGTGGATAATTCCGGGAATACGATAAGCCATTTAAAAGGCGAGTATCTGCCCGATCCAAATCAGGTTTGGCAGGCTCGCTGCAACTTGGCAAACGTGTCTCAATCCAGCCTTGACGGGCAAAAACTTCGTCCAACCAACACTTTGTTTTCTTTATGGACTCATAGATTAGGATTGTAAAATGCCAACTCAAACAACATATTACGGCTTCCAGAAACCGAATGTAAATGACCCGACCGACCAAGATTTATGGGGCGGTTATTTGAATATGGATTTGGATAGCATCGATAGCATTATCCATAGTTTGACTATCGTGCCTTCCGGTATGATAAGCCCTTTTGCAGGCAGTGCCGCCCCGTCGGGCTGGTTTTTATGTTATGGGCAGGCTATTTCTCGCTCAACCTATGCCACATTGTTTTCGGCAATTAGCACAACATACGGTGCAGGCGACGGAAGCACGACTTTTAATATTCCTGATTTGCGAGGTCGCTCGGCAATCGGGCTTGATAATATGGGTGGAAGCTCTGCAAGCAGAATTACCACGATTGCAAGCTCACTTGGTGCTAATGGCGGTAGCGAGTTCTTGCAAAGCCATACTCACGGAATAACCGACCCGGGACATACTCACACTTATAATAATATTGCCTCAACCAGTATCGGGGGCGGCACAACTCCGGTTGCTACTGGTTCACCCGGTCCCAACGGTACGCAAATCAATTTGCAGTCTGCTACTACAGGTATTGCCGTGCAATATTCAGGTGCCGGCAACTCGCAAAACTTGCAGCCAATGATGTTCTTGAATTATATTATAAAAACATGAGGTTATATGACTACTTCAGATAGTCAACTCATACCTATCACAATTGAGGCAGGCGTTCAGCCAAGCACTGACAAAAGTGCAATGGCAACTACGCATTATACTTTTGCGGATAAAATTCGGTTTCGGTTTGGAATGCCGCAAAAAATCGGTGGCTGGTCGGCTGCATTGTTTTCGCAATCCGCAACTATATCAGGAAAAGCACGGGCTTTATTCGGTGCAATTGTCGGAACGCAAATTTTGAGTATTATCGGCACAAATTCGAAACTTTATTCTTTGTTTGGCTCGGTTTTAACCAATATTACTCCACTTTCTACCACGACTAATTCAATCCCGAATTCTTTACAAACCGATGCAACATTTTTGGCAACCAATGCAATATCTACCGTAAATGGAAGTTCGATTTTAAATTTTGCCGATGTAAACGCATCTGCTTATCGTGTCGGGGATATTATAAATATATCAGGGGCAACCGCTTTCAATGGGATAACTACCGGACAAATAAACACTCTTCATGTTGTGCATACCGTTGGGGTTAATACTTGGTCGACGATAGTCAGCACAAATGCAACCGCCACAGGAACGGGCGGAGGTGCATCAATAACCAAATTTAGCGGACTAATTGCCGTCACCGCTACATCGCACGGGCTTGCAAATGGCTCTCGTGTAAAAATATCCGGTGCCGCCGATATTGGCGGAATTTCAGCGGCGACATATATAAATCAAGAATTTGTAATGAGATATATTGATGTCAATCGTTTTTTTATTGTTACGCAGGGAATGGCGACTTCCAGCGTTTCAAATGGCGGTGGTGCAGGTACATTATATCAAAAGGAAATCCCAGCAGGTGCGGTTGACGAATCTATTGGGCAGGGGTATGGTATGGGGCTTTATGGCGTGGGGCTTTATGGGGTAGCCCTCCTATCATCTTCTGCCCTCCAGTATCCGAGAATCTGGTTTATTAGCAGATTTGGCACAAATGTTATCCTTACGGCAGGAAATCAAACCGGGATTTATTCTTGGGGCGGAAGCAATAATACCGCTCCGACTCTAGTTGCAAATGCTCCGACTGCTGTAAATTATGCGTTTGTTTCCAATAATATTCTTGTCACGCTTGGAGCCGGTGGAATTCCTAATCGAATTTTTGCAAGCGATCAAAGTAATATCACGCAATGGACATCTTCATCAAGCAATCAGGTTTTTGATTATACCGAAGTGAAAGCCGGACAATTTAGAACTCATGTTTCGGTTGCCGGCGTAAATCTGATATTTACCGATTATCAAACGTATTTATTCAGCTATTTAGGTTACACGGCAGGCGTGGCAAATGCAATTTGGAGTTTGCAGCTACTTGAGAACAATATCGGCATTATCGCACCTATGGCACGCTGTGCGGTTGCCGGCGTGGCTTATTGGATGGGACAAAACAATTTTTATATGTGGGCTGGCGGTAACGTAAGTATTATTCCTTCCAATACCCAAACTCAAAGCACAATTCTCAATTATGTGTTTGGCAATATAAATCGTGGGCAGGCGGCAAAATGTTTTGCTTGGTTCAATGAGTTATTTGATGAGATTTGGTTTCATTATCCGAGCCAGTCAAGTAATGAATGCGACAGCGTTGCTCGCTTCAATCGTACCGATTTGACGTGGACTATGGATACTTTCGACCGCTTATGTGCAGAATATCCAAATAATATTTACGGGTATCCTCGACTTATTGATAGCAATGCGGTGCTTTATAATCATGAAATCGGCACTGATGCAAACGGCTCTCCTATGACGTGGACATTGCAAACAAATGTTCGTGGCGGCGATTTTAGCAGGAATTCAGGGCGTGTTATTTCAAGTAAAAATTATATGCTTACCGCCTTTGTTCCCGATAGCGTGCAAACGGGAAATATAAATGTTGAAATCATAAGCAAGCGTTTTCCTCAATCACCTCAAAGCGTTTCCGATGCAAATTATACCATAACGCCGACGACCGAATTTATGCCGACTCAATCAATGGCTCGGTTGTGGCAATATAAATTGACGGGAAGTGCAATCGGTCAAAAATGGCAAGGCGGACAATGGCACGATTGGGTAAAAGAGGGGTCGCCATTATGAAAAGTTACCCAATTTTACAAGATGACAAAAATGCTAGTCTCAAAAATGTGCTTGATTTCATTACTCGTGAGCGTGGCAATGACGTAAACGACTGGAATAATTTATCGAATAGGTTTTATCCGATCAAAGGTGTAATTGATAATTCCGACGCTGCTGCCGGCAATGTCGGAGAATATGTTGAATCAATTGTCGGTAGCGGTTCTGCCGTTTCTTTGGTTTCCGTAACAGCAAAAACCGTTACCTCAATTTCCTTGTCGGCAGGTGACTGGGACGTGTCGGGAATTGTTGGTTTTACCGGTGGCTCGACAACGACTTATGGGCAGGTTACGGCAAGTATAAGCAATACCGCAAATACTCACGCCGCAGCCCCGAGCGGTGGCTTTGTGCAGCAAACTTGGGGCGGCACGTTACCGGTGGTCGGTGCTATAGGAACTCCCTCAATTGCAACAGGATTAAGCAGAGTAAAAATATCGGCACAAACGACAATTTATTTAATTGCGTCGGCATTTTTTACAACAAGCACATTTTCTGCATTCGGTACTATCCGAGCTAGGAGAATTAGATGATAAAATTAGAAATTGAACCATTGTTGTTTTTGCTTAAAGACGGGCTTGTCGAGCTTGGACGGGAAAGCTGGCAACAAATTCCGCTTGAGGGTTTGGATTACGATCCTGCATGGGATATTTACCATGATGCAGAGAAAAGCGGACGTATGCGTTTTCTTGCGATAAGAAGCGAGAATGACGTGTTGGTGGGGTATGTGTGCATGTTCTATATTACCCCCTTACATGATAAGAAAAAACGTAATATTCTTATACATGATATATATTTAAAGCCGGAATTTCGGCACGGTTTGCGGTCGGCAAAAAAGATTTTTGATAAAATCCGTGAGATTGCCATGTATGTTAAGGCATCACGAATTTCTATTGCCGAGCGTGACGGGAAAATCGGCAAAGTTTACGAACGGTTTGGTTATAAAAGCAGTGAAAAAATTTACGAACTTGGGGTGGAAGCATGAGCAGCACAGCAAAATATATTCTTGGAGGCTCTGATAGTAAATCGGGCAATAGTTCACAAAGCGGATTTTCTCTTCTCCCTCCCGAATTGCAAAAGGCTTTTAAAGATTATGCAACCAATGTTACTGGGCAAATGGGGAATAATGCCACTGCATCTGATTTGTTTAAGCTGCCGACTTTAAATCCCGGTGCAACAAATGCCATTAGCCAATTAAGCAACCAAGATTTTACCGTAAATCCCGAGAATCTGAATAAAAACATCGGTATGCAGCTTAATAATCCATACCAGCAAAATGTCATAAATCAGATTGAAAAAGCCCAAAACGGAAATTTAAGCCAATTGAATACAATGCTTACAAATGCCGGCACGTTTGGTAGTAATCGTGGCGTGGTCGGTGCAAGCGATATTGCCAATACCGCAGCCGATCAAATCGGCTCTTATATGAGCGGACAATATAATAATGCTCTGCAAAATGCGATGACCACAATCCCCGGGCAGCAAATGGCAAGTGCCAATGCGGCAACGGGTGCTGGACAGCTCGAGCAGCAACAGAAATATCAAAATCAGCAATCGCCTATTGCTTCGCTTATGGCTTACGGACAAATGCTTGGTGCTATACCGCAAAGCGGAGGCTCGCAATCGCAAGGTGCGTCAAGTGCCACATCTTCAACAGGATATTTACCTTCAGTTGCACAGGCAATTTCTTCTGATATTCGGCTTAAAAAGGATATTGAATTTTTTGGCGAAGAAAATGGGCATAAAACTTATAAATTTAAATATATAACCGATGAATCAAATCAAGAATATATCGGAGTTATGGCACAAGATTTGTTGGAAGACTTCCCTGATGCAGTGCTTAAATCAGATGATGGTTTCTATGCAGTTGATTATAATAAAATTGGTGTAAACTTCAGAAGAAGCGAGGCATAAAATGGGTTTATTTAGCATATTGGGCAGTATCGGCAATTCTCTTGGAATCAAAGGAGATAATCCCGAAGGTTTAAATGCGATGCAAAGAATGGAAATGTCGTCCGCTGCTCAAGGAAGGCTTTATCAAGAAACTGAAACCGCCAAACTAATGAACGACCCGGAGTTTCTGGCTCTTGACCCTGCGGCTCAACAGAGAAAGCTCGCCTCGATTACCGGGCAAATGCCGGCGGCTCAAGCGGCAACGCAAGCAACCAATTTGCGTTCTCTCGGTGCAAACGACCAATTTATAAACGGTGATGCACCGACTCAAGCGTCAATGTTCGCAGAAACCTTGCCGACACCCGAAAATGTGCAGGCGGCAGGAAATTTAATGCAGATTCATAAAGCCGGGCTTTTATCTCCCGTAGTATCTGCTGCCGCACTAAATCAAATCGGCTTCAATATTAAGAATGCGAATTTGCAAGCGGCAGGCTATCCTCCCGTCATAACAAATCAAGGGCAGCCTGCACCGCAAATAATAAAAAGCGATTTACCACCTGTTGACAATCTAACTGCTTTTCGTGCAGCAATTATGAATCAAGAAAGCGGCGGCGGTGCAAATAAAGCTGATAGTGTTCAAGGGGCAAAAGGCAAATATCAAATCATGCCTGATACGTTTAAAATGTATGCAAAACCCGGTGAGGACATAAATAATCCTGCCGATTATGAAAATGTTGCAAGCAGATTGTTTGAAGATGAAGCCGCTCATACGGGAGGCGATCCCGATAGAATGGCAGTTATGCACTTTTCGGGAAAAGGTAATGTTGCTCCTCCCGGAAACCCAACCCCTTATAAAAACGATACCGCAGATGCTAATGGTAAGCATGTAAGCAGTTATCTTGCCGATTTACATAAAATGCCATACTTCCCTTCAGCTTTGCAGCCGACAGCACAAGCCACACCGCAGCCGACGGTAAGTCCGGTTGTGTCCGCTCCTGCTGCCGCTATAGCCGCACCGCAACAAACGCCTTCAGGTGCAAGTGCAATCTCAATGCCGGCGGCACTTGCCTTGTTGAATCCTGCCGGGGCTGAAGCGGTCGCTAAAATCAGTCCACAGATTCAAGCACAATTGGAACGAGCTAAAAAAACAGGTGAAAACCAAGCTGATTATGAAAAAAATTACCTGGCTTTGAATACGACGCTTCCCTCATTCTTAACTGATTTAAAGCATTATCAAGATTTAACTGTTGATGGTGGAGCCAAACAATATTACATGGATCATGAGGGTAATCCTAAAAAATACGATGTAAATGGGCAGGCAATTGCAACTGTTGACCCTACAGGTTATGGGAAGTTAATTGAAATCAACCGCCTTAAAAATCAACTTGCCACTGATAAAATTACATCAACTATAAAAGAAATGGGCGGTCGTCCAAATCAATTTATTGAAAAAGTTGCCGGTTCTTCAAAATTAGATGTTGTCGGAGATCCACAAACTATAAACCATACTCGAAACCAAGTTTTGGACGAGCAACGTAACGCTTATATCGGTTCCGCCGTTCTTGCAGGTGTGGACGGAAAAGTAGCCGCAGAAAAATTTGATTCTATGGTTGAAAAAGCCGGAATTGATAAATATGCCGGTTTACCTAAGCCCGAAGCTGTGCGTGGGAAATTAAAGGATAAAGGATTTTCTGATTCGGATATTGAGCAATATATCTCTCATAAAGGATATAAATAATGGCTTTGACAGGTGAACAAATATCAGCAATGGACGCAGCCGCAGGCGAGGGCGGTCTTTCTCCGGAAAAAGTTGCGGCAATGGACGCTGCAAGCGGTGCGGTTCAGCCTGGAATTTTTGAAGATATAGCAAATGTTGCAAAAGGCAATACCGCCAAAGCTATGACATATTTAGCCACTTCTTCGCCTAGTTCAATTGCAAGCGATGTTATTCAGAACACGGTAAATCCTGTTGTTAGAGGTGTTCGTGGTTTAGAATTTGCCGCAGGAGATGCTTTATTTGGCGACAAAGTTGATCCTGAACAAAAAATAGCAGCATTAAAAGGAATCCCCGAGTTCGGACAGGGTGTTATGCAGACACAAGTCCGTCCGTTGCTTAATAAAGCTATAGCAATGAAAACCCAAGGATCAATTGATCCCAATTATGTTCCGCAAACCGGACTTGGTGAAGCGACCGATGTGGGAATGAAAACATTGCCATATTTGGCTGGCGGTGAGGCTGGCATCGGTAATGCAATTTACACAGCCGCTAAAACCGGTTCAAGTGCAGAATTAGCAAAAAAAGCCGCTGAAGTTGCAGGGTTTGATGAAAAAGGGCAACAAATTGCAGAGGCAATGGGCGGTGGACTTGGCGTTATGTCGGGAATTAAGCCGGCTCAAGCTCCAGAGGTTGATATTGGTAAAATTAAGCAAAATTCGCAAGATTTATATCAAGCCTCCGATCAAATGGGCGGCGGATTTTCTGCGGCAGCACATAATAAATTTATTGATGACATAAATAATCACAAAGATATTAAGCCTTCTGATATTGTAAGTTCAAATTGGGGGCTTGATGACGCCCAAAAATTTGCACAAGGATTCGAAGCATCTTATGGCAAAGAACTTCCTTTATCTGATGCAGTTTCGATTGATAAAAAATTAACAGATAAAATTTGGGAAAACACCGAGCAAAACGGCAAAGTAAATGATATTGGTCGCAAATATTCTATTATGCAGCAAAAATTGCGTGGCTTAATGGATAATGCAAAGCCGGAAGACTTAACCGGAGGCACTGAAGCAATCGAGGCTCATAGAACCGCTACGCAGGTTTATGCGGCTCAACGAAAATTGGATATGGCTCAAAAAATTATCGATGATGCTCAATATTCAGACAATCCAACTCGTGCAATCCAAAGCGGATTTATTAAATGGGCAAAAAGCGATAAAAAGCTTACCGGTCTTAGTAATGGCGAGGTTGCGGCAATTAAAGATGCGGCTAAAAATGGAATTTATGACAAAGCCCTTAAAGTTTTAGGCACTCATATTGCACCCGGAGTCGGAGCTTTATTTGGTTCAGCCGTGGGCGGTGAAGCAGGGCTTGCAGCAGGTGCAGCGGCAGGCGGAGGCGTTGAGGCTCTGGCAAGGGCAAAATTAGCCGAACGACAAATGGCTAAAGCCAATAATGTTATGAATACTATTGCCGATCGTCCTGCGGTAAAAAATGCTTCCGACATTTTGCAAACGCTTAGAGAAAGGAGTGCTGCGAAGCAAGCTTTTGCACAACCGGCAGCTCTATTGCTTGAAAACAAGCCAATTCCTGCAACTCCCGTAACTCCGCAAGGACAAGCGGCGATGACTCCAAATCCGCCCTTGCCTATTCGGGGCGGCATAACAGAAGTTAATCCCTATCCAGTGCAACAGCAGAATCCTGCATTTTACAATAGCCAAGCCGAGATTGCACGGCAATCGGCACAAAATGCCACGCCTATTCCAAAGCAAATTCCCTATACTCCGACTCCGATTACGGCTGCACCCGAAGGCGTTTACACTCCTGAGCAACTTCCGCAGCGTGAGAATATTCTTGAGCAAATCGCACGACAAAACCGAATTAAAGAGACAACTGCCCCGGGTTATGTGCCAAAGTTTCAAGAAAGCGAGATTGCACGGAAAATATCGGCACAAAAGCCAGCCGAGCCAGAGAATCTTATGCAGCAGATAAATAAAGTGGCAAAAGACAAGCAGGAATATCATAATGAGCTTCGAGCGTTAAAATCTCAATTTGGCGGAAGTTTGAATCCTGAAAAACTATTTATAGAAAAAGATTACCAAGGTAGCACTCCTGAAGTAATGCAAAAACCAAGTGAAAACCCCGACTGGTTTAAAAACGAATTAAATAGTAAATCAGTTAATTCAACTATTGACGCAATTATAGCCGGCAGAAAATTGGGGAAAAATCAGGTTGCCATAGAAAAAATATTAAAAGACGTAATTGCTGAACAAAAGAAAAATTCTATGCTGCCTGTAAATGATATGCTTGAGCATATAAAAGCAGACCCTTACCACCCGTTACATGAAAGTGCAGTAATGGGAAAACCTTTGCCGGAAGGATATGATTGGGAAAAATTCAAACAAGATAATCTTGCTGCCGGCAAGGCACGGCACGATGACGAAATTGCAAATAAAATACCGTTTTAACCTGCACGACTTAGCAAAAGCAGACTTATAGTATATTTTAAATAAAAGGGAGAAAATTATGAGACATGTATATGGTGATGATGTAAATCCAAGTACCGCAACGAATCCCGGGGGCTTACCTATAACCGCAAATGGCAATTATTATTTAGGTAGAATAAATAAAAAGCGAGATAACGGGTATTGGCTTGGGACTTTATTTGTTCAGGGAACTTTTGGCAGCGGCACGGTTACTTTTGGCGTGAGTCTTGATAGAGGCACGACAATTATTCCTATAAACGACCTAACCCAAAATGTTGTTTCTTTTACCGGAAACGGCTTGTTTAATCTTGAGTTTGGCAATTCAAGCCGTGGATTTGGCGATGCACCGATGCTTTACGCTATAGTATCAGGTGCAACTAGCCCGAATCTTATAGCCGGATTTTACGATAACGATTAAGGATAATTTTATGAAAAAAATACTTATTGTTGCCGCATCGTTTTTGGTGTTGCTATCAACTTCCACACAAGCTTTTAATGGCGGTGCAGGGCAAATTTTTACCGTAAATAAGGGCGTTGCTCCATTTACTATAGGAACTCCGGGTTATACCGACACGGGTACGCAGACGCAATATACCGGGAATTTAAATGGGTATATTCAATCAATAATTCAAAATACTAATTCGGGTTCTGCCGCAAGTGCGGATTTTATCGTTTCTAATAATCTTGGCACCGGTTCAACTTATTATGGTGATTTCGGCATAAATAGCAGTACTTTTAGCGGAGCAGATTCATTTTCGTTGCCAAATGCCACTTATTTATACTCCCAAAGCGGTGATTTGAGTATCGGAACTCTTGGTAACAACTCAATTCATTTTGAAGTAAATAGCGGAACAAGCGATGCTATGACAATAAATGCTATGGGTCAAATGATCATGGCACCGACTACAAGCTCTAGCTCAAGCATATTTCCAAATGCAATGGTGATTTCAACCAACGTTCCTTCGGCAATCCAATCCGGTGAAACTATGAATATTGGCGTTATGGCGGAAGGACAAGCAAATTCTTCCGTAGGCACACAATGGGGCGTTGGTGTTTATGGTCATGGCTATACAAACGGTGCAACTCGCTCTGCCGGCTTGGTAGGGGAAGGGCAAATTACGGCAGGTGCTGATACCGGAACTGCTGCCGGTGTTCGAGGCTATGCAGTTACTGCTCATGCAGGCGGTTTTAATGTTGGTTTGCTTTGCGATGCTCAAAACGGTTCATCAAATTATTGCCTCTATATGAACACGGGCGATATTTTTTCAAACGTGACTCAAAACTGGTTCACAAGCGGACTTGCTTTTAACGGAACTTCGGCAACCGAATTTTCAGTTGGTCAAAACGGTGCAACAAATCCCGCTTTAAATATTGATACAAGCACCGCATCAAGCGTTTCCGGCATAAACATTAAATCAGCTGCAACAGGCTTGGCAACCGTAATAACTGCAACTGATACCGGTGCAACCGCTCCTTTGACAATTAACTCTAAAGGGATTGGTACTTTGTCTTTAGGTTCAACCGGAGCCGGAGCGGTCGCAATTCAAATTGCAGGCAGTACTCGCATAAGTGCTTCAGGTTCCGGCACAACATTTTCTCCGGCTAATGGCTCTGCTGCTCATTTAATTTATAATTCTCCGACAGATACTGCATTAACCGCATCAACTGAAATTCCTTCGATTTCATGGAATACAAATGCAACTCGCCAATGGGCAACCGGCACTGTTGCTTTGCAGCGTGAACATAGATTCCAAGCTCCTACTTATTCGGCTGTAGCAGCCTCGACTATTACGGAAGCCGCTACCGTGTCAATTGATGCCGCACCGATCGCAGGTACAAATCAAACGCTTACTCAAACCGAAGCATTGCGAATTGGTTCCGGCACAATCGCTTTAGAAAATGGCGGTACAACCCCAACCATAAGTACTTGCGGAGGCGGCGTTATTACTGCCGGCTCGGGAACTCATAAAGGGCTTATTACCGGGGTTACGGCTGCAACTGCTTGCACGATTACCTTTGCCGCAGGTCAACCGCTTCCTGCACCGCAAACTTGCATGATTATCGGGAGTGCCGCAATTACCGCTCCTTTAGTTAGTGCAATTTCAGCAACCGGAGTTACCTTTGGATTTTCTTCATATACCGGAACCCTTGCTTATCATTGTTTATAGGTAAAATATGAGTTTTTTAAAAGACATTACCACCTGCAAAGATAATCGGACATTTGAAATTGTTCGGGTAGTAATAGTTGCTATGTTAATAAGTTTTTTGCTAATTTTATTTACCGGGGTTTTTTGTTTTGTCCGAGCTTGGCACGACGGAAAACCCTTTGATATAATGACTTTATTTAATGCGGTCGGTATTGTTTATAGCTCATTTACGCTTTTCCTTGGTGGCTGTGCAGGTGCTATAAAATGGAAAGAGACGACTGAACCAGATAATTCTAATAATGGAGAAAAGCAATGACTGATAATTTAATCAATGCAGGCGTGTCAAATGCCTTAGGAAATTCCGGCGATACTATCGAGCAGGAAATTGAGAATGCGGTTGATGAGAACACTACCGAGCCTACCATTCTTGACGAAATCGGTGAATTTGTTGAAGAAACTGCTGGGGAGATTGCCGATTTAGGTAAAGAGGTGGTTGCTGTTGTTAAATCCATTATTTAGGATTTTTTATGCAACAACTTGATGAACGAGATGTAAAGATAGCGGTTATGCAAAATGAGATTGCCGGATTACGGGAGCAGCACAAAGCTCATAAAGAAGAAATAACCGTTGCCTTATCAAACCTTACCGAAAAAGTGTTTGAAAGCATAAATGGGATCCGCTCGGATATAAAAGAAATTTATGCCTTTATAAATCATAGTAAAGGCAGTATTGCCGCTTGGTTTATTGCCGCAAGTGCATTCGGTGCAGTTATTTTCTCTCTTATGGGCGTTTTGATAAATCATTATTTTAAATAGGTGCGTTATGATAACAATATCCGATATGGACGACCAAGAAGTTTTGGCTCGCACTGCGTGGGGAGAATGTCGAGGCGGTGGATCAATCGGAATGCAAAGCGTTATCAATGTTATCTGCAACCGAGCCGCAAGCCCAAAGTGGTGGGGACACGATATTCGCTCGGTCTGCCTTAAGGCGGCACAATTTTCTTGCTGGCTGCCAAGCGATCCAAATAGAAATAAACTTATGTCGGTTGACGAAAGTGATGCAGCATATAATTCTGCTTTAAATTTAGCACAACAGGCAATTGAGGGGACGCTTCCCGATATAACTAACGGGGCAACCTATTATTACTCGATTAAGGGTGTGGCTCGCACGCCAAATTGGGCGATAGGAAAAATTCCCTGTGCGACAATTAAGGGGCAATACTTTTTCAACAATATTGATTGATTCTTATTTGGAAGCAAATATTTGTACTATAAGTTTCAGCAGGCACAACACGGAAAAATCTTTATCCTTCAAGATATTTTCATGAATTTTTCATAAGTTGCTTCATGTAAAAACCCAACATTGGCACGGGTCTTAACGGGCGTTCGGGCGGATTGGTTTTTCTGCCATATTTAACGTCAATTGCTCGATTTCTAAATTCACAATCTATGTTTGCAGGTTTTTTCCCGTACATTACAAAATATTTATTGCGTGTGATGGCAAAAAATCGCCCGGCTTCCAGAATAGTTTTAAATCCAAAAATGTCGAGAAACGGCAAAAGCGAATCCGCATTTTCTCCGTGGCAATAGTCGGATAAACAAGTTCTTTCGTGTCTGCAAATCATAAGCAAAGCATCGGCACATTACGGGGTTTAAGCTGCTCGGCTATGAGTTCATGGCGGTTTTCACGATGTAACCTGCAATGGTGCAGCCAAATATCAGTGCGATATAAAGTTGGGCATATCGGGTTTTTATACAAATTCTCTTCAATATAAATTCTATCAATCATTTTTCACCTCATAGTTAGGGGGCAAGAAAGCCTTACCGTTGCGGAATGAAGGCAATTCGGGAAAAGGGGATATTCCTATTACATCTCCCTGCCTTGGTTCTAAAATTGAAAGGTCGGAAGGATAGAAATAGGTGCTTAATGCGTCCAAATGCTCGACATCATAACATAGAATAGACCGATAAATCTGCTTAGTACGATTGCCTCCTATTTCGCAATCATAAAAATCAAACTCCATATCATGCTCTTTTGCTTGATAGAGTGCTTCATGTAATAAGTAATAAGGTTTCATTCCACAACCCCCAACTGTTTGCCGCATGCGTGAATTATTGCGGTTTTTTGATTGATAATGCCTTGTAATCTTTTTCGTTCTCGATTATCGCAGACGTTAGTGACGACGACACGGGCATCGGTTGCGGGCATTGTATCGGCATCGGCTTCGTACATGCTGTTAAGAATAGCAAGGTCGCTATCGAGATTAAACCCGATTTTATTGCTTGTTTCGACATCTTTTCTCTCCTTCTCGATTACTTGTTGTTGGTTTTGTTGTACTTTAGCAGCAATCTCGGCTTTAACCGCATCGCTTCCCGATATGTAGCCGTGAAACCATATTGCAGATATTACGGCAATCACTGCTGCCATTGATGCTATTTGTTTCCAGTGTGCGAGTAAAATATTCATAAATCCTTCACTGCTTTGATTGCGGCTTTCCATGATGCCCAACACCAATTAGTCCTTTTACTAGTATAGCCATTTCCACATATTGATTGGATTGATTGCCCGTTTAGTTCTGCCCAAGATTCAAATTTAGCTCTTTCTTCTTGCGGACAATATCTATTCATTTCTTTTATTGCCGCCCTTGCTATTGGTTCGGCAAGCTCGATTGATATACATTCATGACCCCAGTGTTTTGTTTCTTCATAAATAGCCCTTGCCACCCTTTCAATCTCGGCTTCGGTTGGCAACGCAGACAAATTTTCTAATAATTTAAAAGCTATATCATTTGCGTCTTGCGTATCACCGTCGGGGCTGTGCATAGTTAGTTGATATATTTCAGTAATTTTCTCTATAATTTTTTTATTCATAACTCCTCCAAATAGAAATCGCTTGAACCGCCGAGGTTAATAATATCTTCTGCAACCGCTTTAATCCATATTTCGTCTTCTTTACCTTCTATATCCCTAAGATAAGACACAACCTCATCAAGCGTTGGTTTGTGGTCAAATTCCTTAATATTCTCGGCATATTCATCGATATATTCGCAATAAGCGTTGTAAAATAAAAAATATTTCATATCGCAGCCCCCCAAATCATACCGGTTAATAATTCACCGTATGCTGTGCCACCGTCTATATGCTTAATATTGCCTAAATATTGCGATATGCGATAGCCTATCCAGTATGCAAGCACCATAAGGCAGCAAATTGCTTGCCCTGCTAAAAACGCATTTAAATCGATAAATGCAACAGGTAGATAAGTTGCGGTACGTCTGCCGATATTTATCAAGCCCATAATCACGGAATTATAAAAACTATCTTGCAGCCAGCGACCGTGTCCGATTGCTTGCGTTGCAAAACAAAGCACAAAAGTCGCAATACACGCCAATTCATTTACTGTAATAAATCCCACGCAAACTGCATTGAATGCCGCCCAAGTAAAACGCTTCTCGGTATCGTCAAATCTTGAATTTGAACCAACGAAACGCCTTAGAACTCCGCTTAGTAGTATCAATATTATCTGCATTATTTTAATCCTATTTTGTTTACTCTTTCAATGATCAGCCGTTTTGCAGTTTTGCGAACAAGCACAGGCGAAACACTTGCGAGTCCGCAAACTTCTATAAAATTGTCGCCACCGTTAAATATCCAGCGATAAGCATCAACTCTGCATTGCTCCCAACGATGGTTTGTTATTTTTAAGTCCTCTAACGCTTGATAGACAACCGCACTCCACAATCTTAGTTCTCCCAGTAAATGCAAGGGCGGTTTTCTTTCGTCTTCCGAATTGAAACGGTAACCTAACTCATCAAAAACGGGGTCAACGCTAAAATTGTCCATCAACATATCCTAAAATTTTCTGTGTTCTCTGGACTAATTCTCTTTGCGTCACCCCGTAACGGGCTTCAAAAGATTTTCTTCCAAGCCCGTGAATACCCGAATTGCCCAAATGATGCTCAAGACAAAGCGGCATAGTCTCAAAATCACTTGCTTTCATTCCTACTCCGGTATGCTCCCTTATATGATGAACCTGCACGGGCTGCCGTCTGCATATTGCACACGGCAAGCCAGCCACCCTTTCAAGATACTCTCGCATTTGTTTGGTTTTTTGCTTTTTCATCAAGTACCGACCTTAAATCCTCTAAATATAAAATGCTTGTGTCGATTTCAGCCTGTGCCTTCATAAAATCAATGTTTTTAAAATGGACTGCGGCAATCTTGCGGCATTTTTCGAGGGAATCCTTGATATGCTGCACCTTCATATTATCAGGCAGCCTTTTCATCGTCCACCTCTGGATATTCAAGTTCAAGACATAGTTGCCGATCAACTATCTCAATACCCAAATGTTCGGGAGAAATTCCGCAATCAAGCAATTTTGTTACCGCACTACGGACCGCCTTTTTCTCGACAATTACCGCATTCGGTGCAATTTTTTGCAATAACTCAATATCCGTTACCTTATAATCGTATTTTTTCTTAGTCATAGGAAGTCTCCTTGTAAAAGTTTTTCTAAATCGTCTGGCTCTGCTGAACTTAAAGCCAATTTGCTTCCAAGTTTAATGAACGCATTTGTCATCTTTGATAAAAAATCGTGCAAATACTCGTGAAGTAAATTCTGATAATCAAGGTCTGGCAATACTCTAATAACCGCAACCTTTAAATCTTCCGGGAATTCCGGGTGATAAGAAATAATGTCAACCCATTGCCTGCCCGTAATATAAAGTTGCCCTTGCAATTGTGGTTTATATTTTTCCTCAAGCCCTCCCTCAAGTAAATACATCATATGCGTGTTAGGGTTCGGGCATTTTATTTCAAGCAAACCGTCATCGCCAATAAGCCTATCGGGACTGCAACCAAGGGTTTTCTTGTCATTGGTGACAAAGCCGATTTTAGCGGACGACACGTCACGCAAAAGCTCGTAATAATTTACCGCCTCCGCCTCCATTTCGTGTCCATGCTCCATTTGTGGGGAGGTATAAGTCGAGATTCTACGCTGAATTGCTCTCTCTGCAACAAGGTGATAGAGATAGGTATCGGCTTGACTGGATTTCTTGCCCGTGGGCGTGATTATCTTTTCAAAAGCCGAGCTTGTCGGTACTCCAATTCGCAAATTATCCCAAGCCTCGGAATATTGGTCTACATCATGATATATTGCCATTGCCTGCCCCCTTCATTGAGTCAATTTTTTTCTGCATAATTTTTACCGCTTCGCCAAACCTATTTTCGGGAATGCAAGCAAGGCTATCCGCTTTAAAATAATTGGTTATTGAGGTTATCTGCTTCACTTTATCAATCCCCGACAAATTAACATATTCATCAACAAGATCATTCAATTCTTGCAGTTGCCCCGATGATATTGGCGATTTATCCCCAACCCCGTCGTTGTCCATGCCTGAAATAACGATATTAAAAGCAGAAACAAGGGCGTAACGCCTGCCATAGGACATAGTTGAGCCAGCCGCCTGCACATTGTTCTTGCTGCCCGTAGTATCAAGCATAAGCGGTATTGACTGGTATTTCTCGGTGTGTCCTCCGGAGTGAGAAACAATAATCTCGGTGATAGATTTTCCATCTACCGTGGTTATATAGTTATAGGCAACCTTGAAACCGAACTTGGTATAAATCGGAGCGACAACATCCTCAATATCTTCAAACAAAGCATATGCGGTTGAAACCTCTTTGCCGCTTTTCTTGTCCTCATAAGAGATTTTGCCTTTCTTTTGGATTTTTGGCAGCGATCGCTTAACTTCAAGCATGTCATTGTTAAAGGCAATTTCCGCCTGCTTATTCAAAAGAAGCATCTGCATGTCAAAAGCCTTTTGAATGACGTCGGCATTGATATTCGGATTTTCTGCCAGCTTGCCGATTGCATTCAGCATTGATTGAACTGGTGATTGCGGCAACTGTTCGGTTGCTACTGCAATTTCTTGTTTGGGTGCTTTTGCCATATTATTTGCCCAAAAACACGGAGTTAAACAATTCATCAAACGGAACGTGATTTTTTATATCAGCCTTAAGCTCTGAAACAAAATTATAGATAGGCTCTTTAATGGCTAAAAATCCGTCAGGGGATACACGTTCGCTTGCTTGGAATGATTCGGCTGTTTTAGGGTTATTATCTGTTGTTTGCATATTATCCTCATTTATTGATTGTTGCTTGACGCAACTCAAGTCGTATGATATTACGTTGCACATTGCAACTAAAAAATGCAGCGGTTATTAAAATAATTTTCAACACGGGTTTAGTATGAGTAAAAAAATCAAAGTTCCAATAGCAAGCCTTAAATTTCAACCGATTAACATTAGCATTCCTCAAGTTCTTATTGATAAGTTGCGTGAGGAAACTAACGCTTATAAGTTTAGGTCGAGAAACTATTGTATTATGGATATTCTTTGTAAGCATTTTAAAATGACAGAAGCGGAGATTGACAGTGAATAATGACAAAGAAACCGCAGAATATTCGGAAGCTTTAGGTAATTTGCTTTTAATTTCAAAAAAACTTGTTGGGAAAACGCAAGGCTGGAATGGCAAGCAAATAAATGATTTGGTTGCGGACACCGAGGCGGTAATTGCCAAACATCAGGTTATTTTTCAAAATTCTTTAGCTGCAAAAAGCGGAATTGACTGATGCAGGGCAAAAAAACCGGCTCGGGCTGGATAATTCAACGCACCGACAAAAACCACTCTGAAATAATGACGTGCTTGCGGAGACTTGGTTGCTCGGTTAGCTCGCTGCATTCAGCCGGGGAAGGTATTTTTGACTTGTTAGTGTCGGTTGGGTGCTTAAATATCCTTATCGAGGTTAAGGACGGGAGTAAGCCGCCCTCTAAGCGGCAATTAACCGAGCCGCAAAAGAAGTGGCATTTTTCATGGCAAGGCTTGCGAGCGATTGCTACTTGCCCTGATGACTGCGTCAAAATAGTAAATCAAACCAGAGTTATTCTTTCGCTTTTAACTAAGGCGGCAAAAGAAAACAATATCCCTTTGCAAATAGAGGGTGCGAGTGACGATCAATATAAACCAAACTTATTTTAGGAAAAAAATATGACTGATACCATAGAAAAAACTGCGACATGCTTTAATTGCCAGCATTGGACGATTGAGCCTAAAGACTTAAAAAACGGAGTTTGCAGGGGTTGCCCTCCTTCCGTTGTTCTCGTGCCGACTGCACAAGGGCTTGCTGCTAATTCCTTTTTCCCTGTGACAAGCAAAGATACTTCTTGCGGTATGTTTAAAACAAAAAAATCAATCATCAATTCTTAAAAGTTGATCGAACCAGACAAAAAATATGCTGGTTGAGTTAAGATTTTCCGCCCTGCAAAACGGGGCGGTTTTTTTGTGCAATTTTTCGAATCGGCTATTGCAAATATATTTTGGCAATGTATAAAAGAGGTAATTCTCTGAAAGGAATTATATTAAATGCGTTCAATTTTATTTTATTTTGCTCTTATTATGGTTGCTGCATAGTCATTTATTGCCGTAGGCTTCGCATTGCCTTCGCCAATCTTTCAGATTTGACTATCAGCAGCCACCAAGAGGTTTTTATGCGTAAAAGTTTTATACTGCATATCGATAGTTTGTCGATATTAGACAAAATGAATAATGAGCAAGCAGGAATTTTTATAAAAACATTATATGAATATCAGGCATCAGGTAAATTACCTGAATTAGACTTTGCAATGAACATGGCATTGACGCCTTTTTTCAATCAATTCTCTCGTGACGCAGAAAAATATAAAAAAGTAGCGGAACGTAATAAAAACAATGGCTTAAAGGGCGGAAGACCAAAAACCCAAAATAACCCACTGGGTTTATCTGGGTTAAAAAATAACCCAAAAAAACCCAAAAAAGCCGATAATGATAATGATAATGATAATGATATAAAGAAAGATTTAGATAAATCTAAATCTAAAGAAAATGTTTTTTCAGAATTTGAAAATTTCTGGAAAGAATATCCAAAGACAAATGCTAGCAAGAAAAAAACTTTAGAGATTTTTACAAATTTAATGAAAAAAGGAGAAGGCTATGAAGAGATTATCCGAGGTGCTACTCGATATGCAGAACACTGCCGAGTATCAAGAACCGAAAGCCAGTACATTAAGCATGCCACAACATGGCTCAATCAACGATGCTGGGAAACCGAATATTCAGGTCGCTCATTTGCAAGCGGCAATTCAAACGATAAGCACGACAGGGCAAGGGCAGCTATCAACGAAGCCCTTGCAGAAATGGGAGTCCCCAATATCTAGCAATGTTGAACACAAGCAAAGCATCGGATCATTTATGTTGAGTTGCTTTAGCACGCTCGATACTTACGGAAAAACCCCTGAACAAATGAAAGAAGTTGTTAAAATGCACTTACTTTTGCTTGGTGAGTATCCCTTTCCGTTGGTTAAATCTGCATATTTGGAATGGGTAAAGACGCAAAGAAAAATGCCGACTCCTGCGGATATAATTGAGATAGTTAATCGAGATAATGACACGTTACTTGATTATCTCGAGCATTATCGGATAATGAGAAATTACGGAGGCGGCTTAACGCAAAACGCTATTAGTTTTATAGAAAAAAAACTCGGACAAGATTGGAAAAAATATGTTTAGTTTAAGTTTTGGTTATCAACCCAATGATAAAACCTGCTCTTGTGGCAAGCATTACGGTATCGGCAATATTTCGCCTTATGAGAGGGCGGCAAGGGCTGCAAGAATGCGAGACACGATGCCTTCGCTTATGCCTCAAGAAATGCGAGAATATCTTTTCGATTTCGAGAAAAAGCATGGAAAAGTACGTTATGCTATGACTGAATACGGGGTATCGGAAGGATATTTTAATAAAACTAGTAAGGGGCAACCGTTAAGATGTCCTGTTTTTGCCGGGGATTACTAATTGCGTAATATAATCGAAACGCCAGTGGATTTTTTGACGTTACCGCTATGGAAACGCATTTTTGTGATGGTGACGTGCCAAAAAGTGAAATGCCTCTATAAATACAAAAAAACAGGCTTTACGAAGGTTATGATAATTTACTCCCGTGGCGAACGAGATTACGTCTGGTATAAAAACTAAAAAACCCGAGCAACCAAAAGGCTGTTCGGGCTTTAAATTGTCGGTTAGTCGGTTTTTAAGCAAATTTAATGCACTCGGTTTTTATTATTTCCGCCATTTTTGCTTGATTTGCTCCGTTTTCCCAAGCCAATTTAAGAATTTGCATGTCTCGTTTTGATTTTACGGTAAATTGCATTATTTTCTCGCCTTCACGCAAAAACTTTATTTTTACGGCAAAAGTGCGATATGGCGATTTTTCTGTTTCGGTTGTTTGGTTTTTCATATTGTTCCTTGTCGGTTAAGATTAAAGCCGCCCCGAAAGGCGGCTACATAATCAGGGCGGTGAAAGAATTAGAATATGCCACCCCTTATGCTGCCGGGCGTTTTATGCCACCTCTCGGCTGGGCTGAATGTTATGTAACTTTCTTAAATTCGGTATGAATTTTATCCATTGAATCCGATATTTTATTTATTTTGTTTCCAAGTGTTTTAATTTTCTCGTTATGATTTTTGTTAAACCTCATTATAATCTTAACAAAATTATTTAGCGTATAAAAATGATATGCGTTCTTAAAAAGCTCTTTTTCATATTCATCTTTACAATTCATATGTATTCTTTTGGTTATGGTTATCCGCCCGTCATCAAGGAAAAATTTACAATCCCTCAAAGCTCCAAAGCTATGCAATAAACGATAAATAATATGAGCCTCTTCGATTTCCCACTTTATGGAGTCAAGATTCATCATTGGATATTCGAGATTATATATACTTATTTCCATTATAAATCCCTCATAGCTTTGATTGCCGCTCTGGCAATTTCTTTTATATGGTTGTAGTCGTTAATATATTCGCCTTCCAAATGAGATAATTTGCTTGCCACCCTCTCAATGTCTGCTTCGGTTGGCTCGGATTGAAGTTCGGCAAGTGCTTGTTGAATTTGAAAAATTATTGCATTTAAATTATTTATTGCGACCTCGTTAGAAATTTGTTGCGAGCGACTAATGAGTGTTCCGTCGCCTTTAAGTCCCGTAATTTGCTTGAACTCCCTTATTTCAAGAGTATACCTAAAAACGCTCAAGAGCTTGCCTAAAATCACTATAATTTCTTTATTCATCTTCTTTCCTTTACTAAAACTTGTTGCCTTTCATAACAGTGCTTGCAACGGATATATTTCACATTTCCACCTCCAATTTCCCAATCGTGCTTATTTTTAATACAATTTACCTTATTTTCTAAAGTCTCAAGTCTTTTTAGAATTTCAGCAATTTTCGCAATATTTCTAAATATGCTCATCTTCTTTCCTTTACTATTTGGGTTAGTTTGCAGCGTTTGCAAAGCCTTGTATAATATCCATGCCCTTCGGCAATAAAAAACCACTTATGCCCGAATATTTTACATAAAAATTTCATACCCACCCCTTCTCTATTGCAAGCCATTCCGGTAAAGAAAATGTCCCATCTTCATTGTTTTCAACAAGAGACTTTGGAAGCCACACCTTGTCTTCCCCATCAACAAGAATAAGAAAGGATTTATCAGTTTCATATAATAATATACCTTCAACTTCTCTTATATCGTGCATTTTCATTGTTATTCTCCCTTTGGCGGTTGTGGTAAATATTGGAAGTGGGTGGGGGGCGGGTATTTTTTTCCTAACCCACACCTATAATTGCCTGGACTTTCATTATCGCCATAATCACCATTATTACGCACAAAGTACTTATCCATTTTTCTAAATCCAATTTGCACATAATTACCGTCTGTAATCAATATGTCTTGAGAATTCGGTGCTTCACTTGTCGGCAACCAGCTTCCCGTTGTGAGATATTCTTTGGCATTATCAAGAATATTAACGCTTTCTGAAACATCGAATTTATCAGGGTTGCAAAGCAAATCCAATAGGCTTTTGATTATTTCTTGTGCTGTTTTCATAACCCCTCCGCTGCTTTAATAACCGCTAGCATGATTGCTTGAGAGGGGCTATTTCCATCGACAAAAACTTCACCGTCGAGAACTGAAACCATTGTTTTGCCGTACCCACTATCGCAATCCGTTTCCTGCAATATAGTGCATAAATATAATCCACATTCAGAATCCTTAGATAGCTCTTTTTTTGAATAAATAAGTAATTCGATTCTTATAAAATCTTCAATATTTTTCTCACACCACTCAATCGCCAAAGCCAAAACATCGTCGGTGCAATCGGGCATAAAACGCCTAGGTGACGCAAAATCCGCTTGCGTCGCTTTACCCTGCACAACGTCTTCAACGGTAACGTATTCCTCAATATATCCAGTGATTTCGCATTTTCTGGGATTCTTAAACCTGCAAATCTCGGTAAACTTTATCGCTGTTTCATTTGTCATCTTCTTCCTCCGTTATATCTTCGATTTTGCCCGTGCCATAATTATAGCGAAGGTGATGGGTGGATATTCCGTCGGTTCTTGCCGTGTTTTTTGCGTCAACTATAGACGCAAAGGTTCTTCCTATGCCGTCAGGATAAACATTAACCCACCCCTCAATCACGGGCTTTGGCGGCTCTTGAGCAAGCTCGAGATAGCGTTCTATAAGAGATTCGGAATCAACACTCTCACTATAGGCTTTATCAAATATCTTTTGGTCAAATTCTAGTTTTGTCATTTAAAAACCTTTCTTTCTGCTTGTTTAAGGTTATGGATATAAAGCGAGTACGCATCATTAAATTCTTTTGGTGTAAGCGTTATAATTTCTTTGGCAATAGTGCAAATGTTTCTGGCTTCTTCCACAGATTTTATTGCAGCCGAATGAAACTCTCGACCAAGTTTACTTGAGATTAGCCCGTAAAGCATTGTTCGTTTCTTTCTGTTCTCACCCCAAAACGGATCTATTAAGGCGTGAATATATTTGCGAGCATCTCTTATTTCTTTAGTTGGAATAACTCCAAGCGGACGGATTTTATATCTTGTCTTGTGGTGGCAACCGACATAATTGCCGCACTCAAAGCATTTCCAAAATGGAATATTGGATAAGTCCGCCCTGTGAGGATAAATTTCGCCGCCGCTGGTCAAATACGCAGTTGATTCACCTTTGCAACCACAGCAATATATACCGATTACATTGTTCATAACTTACTCCGTTCAATGCGTTGATGTTCTAATCTTCTCTTTTTGAAACCCGAATATGGAATCCTTTCGTAATTTCATTCGGGACGTAATGAATGTCGACATCTTGTTCTTTGCAAAAAGTAACTAAGCGTTCCGACGGTTGCCGCTCGTAATCAATCCATTCCCCATATTCTGCCCCGTCGTCAAGCTCGTCGTCAAAGTTTTCTTGGAACGCTCGCACCAATAACGAGCGTTTTGTTTTTGGTATTTCCTGCAAAGCATTATTTAAAGCCTCGGTTGCGGCAAGGCGTATTTCATGGCGATTCATAAATCCCCTCAAATTTTATATGTTCTGATTTTATGCGTTTGGATTATATCGGTAATCTCGGCTTGTCCTAAACCCGATTGCCAAGCCGTTTTTAACCTATCAATTCCGATTTTTGATTTAACGCCAAAACGCATGATTTGTTTGTCGTCACGCAAAAACACCAAAGTTGAAGGATTATTTATCGGTGAAAACTGGTGCGGATATACTTTTACTGCTTGGTTCATTTTGATTTGCCTTTCGTTTCAACCTTATCAAACACGCTTAAAAGTTTTTCTTGAGGTGTAACGTCCGCCTCATACTTGGCAGGCGGCAGCGTAATAAAGCCCTGATAGGTTAGGTAATTTAGCGTTACGCTTGCCAGCAATAGCCAGAGTAGCGAAGTATAAAAAATTGCATGGGGTATTTTGGTTTTATCGGTCATCGGCTTAATCCTTCTTTGGTTGTTCACTGACGTTTTATGATTCTATTGCTCTATTTGGTTCGCTAATGCGAAATGTTTCTATTCGCTAATCTGGCTCGTTCTCAAATGCTGGTTCTATCTCTCCTATTGACTCGCTTTAGAATAGTGGTTCTATTCATTGGTACGGCTCGCTAACTGCTAATATTTCTATTCGTGGATATGGCTCGTTTGTTGACAATGATTCTAACATCTAGATTGACTCGTTTCCCGTACTTGATTCTATATCGGTAAATGACTTAATTTTTAACAAAGCTAGGTTTATTCGGGATCGGGATTTTATGAGCATGTCCGCAATGTGCCATTACATATGGTGCAGGCGGTGCTTTTTTATACTCATGCCAATACCAAACTTCCTGAAGATGGCTTAATAAAATCTTGGTTGCAAATCTGCAAGCTCGCCTGTGAATATGTGCAGGCGGCAACTTGCCTTGTGAATAAAACTTGTAAGATTCGGTATCTTTGCCCACAACTTTAACTTTCTCAAGTGCTTGCTCTTTATAATCGCCTGCTTCATTTTTCGCTTGTTCGTATTTTTTGCGTTCTGCATAAAGCTTGCCGTAAACAGCTTTATCGTTGCCGCTTACCTTTACAAAACTTTCACCGAGCAACCAAAGCAAACGCTTTAAATCCGGATTCCAGTTTATTTTCTGCCCTTTGGCTCGTTTCTGTTCAGGGCATAAACCTGCGTAACTCCAAAAATGCCCTGCTGTCGGTGCTTTAGTAATGTCAAGATTTGAAGTCAACCCTGCCGAAATTACCGGACCTATGCCCACAACTGATTTAAGCCATTTGCCTATAGGGTGGCTGTCGGTGTAGCGATCAAGTGCCTTCTTGATTTGCTCTTCCAATATCTCGGACTGCCCTGCAAGGAACGAAATAACCTGATGCGGCTCGCCTGCTTTAAATAGCTCCCTGCCTTGTCCGTATGATCGAATGCGGTCATTTTGCATGGTGTAATAGTTTGAGACTAAGAATCTTGCCTCGTCGACTGTTGTTACTACCATAGCGTCTATTAAATCTTTATCGAGCTTTTTAATCGCTATAAACTTTGCTTCTTGTTCTAAATTGGTTTTCATTGGTTATTCTTTCTGTTGGTTAAAATGCTGCGAAAAGGGCATAAACAAAGCCCCACCAGACTATAAAAGCAAATGCGGTGGTCGCTACATAGGTTAAAATCTCTTTGCCCATATTATGCCGCCTTTCCTGCGTTTAAGATTTTATTTGCCGCTCCGAAAATTTTCGCCGATGACTTTTCAGGTAATACGCCACCATTTAGCCAATTTTGAATATAACCCCTGCAATACTCAACCCCGGGGAGATTTAAAAGGCTGCAAAGTATGTATGCGACGCTTTCGGCTTCGACTTCTTTTATGTTTTTTTCCGTTTTCTCGTCGTCACTCATTAAAGCTTCTTTTGTGTGTCCCAAAACAACATGAGCCAACTCATGGAATAAAGTTTTGTGCGGCAATGCTGCAATCGGAGAGACTGCAACCCGTGAGCCTTTAGCATATCCTTGCACGTTGCCGTTTGTATGCTCGAAAGCCGATATTTCTATGCCAAGTTCCGCAAGGGCTTTGTCTTTGTCCCAGTTCGGAATTTGTGCAGCCTCTGCATAGTCTTCGCCTTCCGTTTGTGACAAACCAAACCAAGCACGCTTTGTAAAAAATCCCGCAATAAATGTTTCTTTTTCGCCGGTTTTTTCGTCCTCTTTGCTAACAACCTTAGGCATCATCAATTCAATAGCCTTTTCGCCTTTCTTTACATTACGCCCGAGCTTCTGCCAGCCTTTAAAAGTATTGATAGGCTCGGCTTTAGGTAATTGCAAATTTGCCAATAACTGATTAGACAAACTGTAATTATGAAAATAGCTGTAAACCTCTAATAATTTGCCCGGGCAATTAAGGGCATCGTTAAGCATTTCTGATAAGGTTTTATTTTGCATATTGTTTCTTTCTTGTTTGGGTGTGTTATGCCGTTCTAGCTTCTAAGCGGCACAAAATCATTTTTTTTGTTGCAATACGACTTGCTTTATCGGCTTCTTTCGCAGTGTTAAATTCCCCTAAAAGCTCACCGGTTAATTTATTAAATAATTTAAAATTATTATTGTTTGCTATACCGGCAATAAATTTTCTTTTTGTTATTTGTTTTTCACCCGAATAGCTGAATCCTTCTTTTGTCATTGTCTTAATCCTTTTTGTTGTTGTTGCCTTATGTAATTATTTATAGCAAAAGACGTTGCACTTGTCAAACGTAAAATACATAAAAATGCAATAAAATCAAAGAAAAATGACAAGCGTCTGCTTTATATACATAAAATCATTGCCTAAAATATATCAATAAGATACTATATAAAGACATAAACAAACAATTAGGCTAATAGTGCCATGGCTGGTAAAAAAAAATCAGAGGGCTTAAAAAAAGCTGAAAAAGCCACGCAATTTGGCGGTGTGCGGGCTAATCCCCGTTATACCGAGGCAGGCGATGACAAACCGAAGCCCAATCAAATAAACGCTCAAATCCGCAAGATTGCTAGCATGGACTGCGATATAGACGATGTTTATATGCGGTTATACAAAGAGCAGGGACACAAGCCGACGATAGCACAGCAGGCGGCAATTGCTTGGGTTAAGAAGGCTTTGACTGGCGACGTGAACGCACTCGACAAGATGACCGACCGCAACGAGGGAAAGGTATCGGACACTATCACGCATATAGTGCAGCAAGCACCCAAAAAGCTGGAAGGCGACCGTCTCAAGGCTTATCAAGAAGAAGTAACCGCATTTTTTGCAAAACAACAGGATAATCAAAATGATAAATAGACAAACCTTTGAAATGATGACGTTTTCACAGCTTAAATCTTTTGCCAGCAAAGCTGGGTTTCCTAATGTGAATCATGAATCGCATAAAACATTGCTTGAGAAAGTCTGCGTTTTGTTCGATGCACCAAAAAGCGAGGTATTGCCTGCGTTGGATAAGCCTAAAGATGATAATTTGCCTGCTCCCGTAAATACTAAAGAGCAAATCAAGATTGCGATTTCTGCACAAACAGAGCGAGGTTTGCAGGCTTGGTTCAATGATGACACGCAAACATGGCTATTTCGTGCGACGGGTGCGAGCGTTAGACGCTTTAACCGCTTGACTAATCAAGAAGAAGTAACACAAAACTTGCTCGAGGATAGCGGCACTTACAACCAGCCGCTAAAGATTATTGTGAAGTGTGCTGAGAGTGTTTGCCGTATTTTGCCGAAAATAAACGTGCAAGAAAGAGTTTTGACCGACTCCGAACGCTTGATTGGCTATTCAGAATGACACGCATAAGTTGTATTTTTGGTGCGGTTAGGTGAAAAAATGCTCAAAAACACCGAGCGGAGACTTTAATTTAACAACCAGAGGTTGAATATGCACTTTATCAGTATGTTTATCATATTTTGGATTTTTAGGGATATTTTCAGAGATGACACTCGAAACTAAAACCATAACCGAATTACGGGGAATCGCTACGGCAATCGGGCTTAAAGTTGATTTCGGCTGGGATAAGAACAAGCTACTTGGCAAGATTCAGGCTACAGTTGATAAGGTTATAGCCAAGCCGACCGCTCGGATAGAGCCAAAGCACCCGAAAAGCTCGTTTATCGTTACGACGTTGCCTAAGGCGGAAGTCTGCAAGGAACTGGATAAATATAAAGAGCGTGGGCTTTCGTATAGTTTCAGCGGTGACGCTGTAAATCTAACCGTTACCAAGTTGAAGCACGACAGTTGCAATATGCGTGTGCCGCTGCATGATTTGATTGAAGCCGCTCGGAGGTTGTGCAATGATTGATCCGTTTATGATAGTTCACAAAACGCCTCTGCATTACAAGTTTATCTTTAAGGGCGGCATTGAGCTGGTAAGTGAGGCGACGCAATTTATCGATGATTGGCTTGCCCGTCATGGTTATGCTGCAAAGCGTGGCAAGGTTAAAGAAGTGCCGAGCGAGGGATTTTTAGAGATTAACACTTTCATAACAAGGCAGAAATGAGCGAGCTACTGGACGACCATTTGCACGAGCTTTGTCGCTCCAGTTTACGGGCGTTCGTCCGCTTTGCCTTTAATGAAACGCCAATGAATGCAGGCGTTAAGTTTGAAAACAATTGGCACATCGATTGTATTTGTGAACACCTTGAAGCCATGAACGACGGGCAGATTAACAAGCTGATTATTAACGTGCCTCCCCGTTCGCTTAAAAGTTACACCTGCTCGCAAGCCTTGCCTGCTTGGTTGCTTGGTAATACTCCAACCGAAAAGATTATGAACGTATCGAGCGGACACTCAATCATCGAGCAAAACGCCCTTGGCTGTAAAGCAATTATGCAGAGCGATTTTTACAAGGGCTGCTTCCCCGGGGTGACCATCGGAGGGCTTGACCGCATAACCGACTTCGGCACAAACGAGGGCGGCTCGTTCTATGCTGATTCCTTGGGCGGTGTGATTATGGGTAAGGGTGCAAACTGGATAATAATCGATGACCCTCTGAAAGTAGATGATGCGACCAGCGACGCAATCCGAGATGCGACCAACGAGAAAATACGCTCGACCGTGCTTAATCGCTTCAACGATAGGCGAATCGGCAAGCTGCTGATGATTATGCAAAGGCTTCATGAAGATGACCCGGCAGGGCATTTGCTCGGAATCAACAAGGATATTGTTCATCTAAAATTGCCTGCTGAGACTAAGACGCATATTCACATTAGCCTTGAGCGGCACGGTAAAACACTGACTTGGGATATGGAAGAAGGCGATTTGCTATTCCCTGCCCGTTTGAGCCGTGAGATTCTTGACGAAATCCAGATGTCGGAGATGTCGCCTTATGTTTATGCAGGGCAGATGCTGCAAGAGCCTGTGCCGATTGGTGGCGGTGAGTTCAAGGCGGACTGGTTCGTTAATCATTATTACGAGAGTGGATTTTTAAAACCTGCCGGCATGAACATTGCAATACTCTGCGATGCTTCGGGCGGTGAAGACACCAACCGTAAGAAAAAGAAAAACTCAGACTATACGGCTTTCGTCGTCGTCGGTTTAAACAGTGATAATAATTATTACCTGCTCGACATTATCCGTGACCGCTTCAATCCGACCGAGCGAATCGATAGCCTTTTTACTCTGCATCGTAAATGGAATTCACTAACAGGCAAATCTCCTAAAGTCGGTTATGAAAAATACGGGCTTATGTCTGATACTCACTACATCAAACAAAAGATGCGTACCGAAAATTATATGTTTCCGCTTGTCGAGCTTGGCGGCAAGATGTCGAAGGAAGACAGAATACGTCGGCTTATTCCTGATTTGCAAAACGGTCGCTGGTACTTTCCGACCGATTTACTCTATGTCGACATTGAGGGGCGGCAGTATGATTTAGTCAGCGAGCTAATAAATAAGGAAATGGCAACCTTCCCCCGTGGGCGATATGATGATATGCTTGATGCACTTACTCGCATTTATGACCAAGAATTAAATATGATATTCCCACGCCTGCAAGTCAAAGCAAAGGATAACATTCATAAGCGAGACAATAAAATTGCATCATGGTTAGATTTTTAGGGGAACAACATGAAAAATGATTTTGATTTAGTGCGGCAGTTCAAGAAGCATCGGGCAGAAATCCGCAACCGCCTTGCCAAACAATACGAGAATACTTCGAGGTGCCAGGCTTTTTATTCGGGCGACATTATCGATTACTGGATTGGCAGAAGCTCGGTTGATGATCGTGGCGTTGCCCGTCGTTCAATGGTACAAATCAGTAAAATTAAGCCTTATGTAAACTCGGTCAAAGGCTTCTTTGCACAGAACCGACGCAAACCGAAATACTCGGCACGCCTTGCCGCCGATAAAATGCAAGAAGCATTTACGCAATACTCAAACGGACTTAGCGAGTATATCCGACAAAATGCCTTTGCCGATCAAGTCGAGACACAGCAAGACGGCGATATGTTGATTTGCGGTTACGGTGCGATTGATACGAGCATGACCTATACTAACGGGCAATCGACAAACAATCCGAATGGACAAGTTATAATGGGCAGGCTCGACCCTCTTTGTGTTGGCTGGGATCCCGACGCTAAGGATACGGGCTTAACCGATGCAAGATATGTCACCTATGAGCAGATATATGAAATCGATATGGCAATAGATTTGTTTCAAAAATCCCGTGAAGATGACTTTGAGATGGTAAGCGATAGCGATTTGCATGAATCTGATTATAAATTTTACTCTCGTGGCGGACGTTACAATAAAATCCGTGAAAACTCTCTCGATTGGGCTGGGGAAAATAGCGGCAAGGTTAAAGTGCATTTTTACCAGTGGTATGAGTACGAAGAATTTTATCGCTGCGACAATCCACTTTTAAAAATCAAAGTGCCGCATATTTATCAAACCTTTCTTGAGCAGCTCGAAATCATTGCCGCAACCCAAGCTCCCGAAGACAAAGATTTGTTTGAGTTCAAACCTAAAGCCGACATATTGACGTTTAACGGGGAGATAAAAGCAAAGCTGATTGAGATATTCGGAAAAAATCTTGTAATCAAAGAGTTCCGTCGCAAGGTTTATTATTCTGCGGTTATATCGAAAGACCACGTTTTCGCAAAATACCGCAACCCCTGCCAGCAAGGCTTTACGATTAAGTTTAAAACAGGCGATTACGACAGCAAAAATAAAATCTGGACGGGCATGGTTAATCCGATGATTGAGCCGACGCTTTACTACAATAAAGCCCTCACCGAAGTTATGTTTATTCTTGCGACAAACTCAAAGGGCGGCGTTTACATTGAAGAGGACGCAGTCGATGATATATCGGCTTTTGAGCAGGCTTGGGCAAAAACCGATGCAGTTATTACGGTAACGCCCGGGGCTTTGGCTGCCGGCAAGATTCAACCTAAACGAGTTCCGCAATCACCAAGCGGATACGAAGACATTATCACGATTACGGCAAATGATATTCACGAAGTAACGGGGATTGATAAATCTTTCCTTGGCAGTAGCGAGAATAAAAATGATACCGCCTTGTTACAGTCCCGACGCATTAAGCAGGTTATGTCAACTCTGGCAAATTATGCGGACGCTATTACCAAGTATCAGCTTGAGCATGCCCGTTTGCTTTTGGACTTTATGCGAGTCTTTGCCGAGAATAACGACGGGCAGATGTTCCCGATAATCGGACAAAACGGCAAGCAGAACTATCTAAAAATCAGCTCGCAATATATGGGGATTGAGTACGACGTAAACATTACCGAAGCTCCGCAAACGCAAGAAGAGAAGCAAGAATATGTTGCCGTGCTTTCTGCAATTGCCGACAAAGTGCTTAACACCGACCCACAACTTGCCAAGTTGATATTTGGAATCAGCATAAAATACTTGCCGCTCGACCAAGATGATTTGCAAATTTTGCAGCAGGCTTTCAATCCGCCGACCGACCCACAAAAAGCACAAATGCAAGAATACATGCAAGATATGGGTATGCAGTTACAGCTACAAACCTCACAAGCAAATCTTGCCGAGAAACTCGCCAAAAAAGACGCATATACCGCCAAAGCCAATATGGAAATGGCAAAAATCCCCGAACTTCAAGCCTCTGCAATGCAGAAAAAAGCCGATGCTTTTGAAAAGATTGCCAAGGCAGAAGCCGTGCAAAACGCTGCACAAATCGACAAAAACCCCAACATTGTAATCTAGGAGACCCCCACATGCTACTTGAAACACTTGAAGAAGAAGCGAAAGCTGCTAACATTAGTTTGGAAGATTTAGGACTTCCTGAAATTCAACCCGAAGAGGAATCAGATTATGACGAAGAACAATCAAGAGAGCGAATCGCTGCCCGCAGAGCATCACAAAGTGAAAGCGGAACACCACAGAGCGATGGCGGAGAACAGCGAGGACTTGGCGACAACGCACAAGGCAGCGGCGAAACTACATCGGAAAATGGCAGCTTATCACGAGAAAGCGACGAACGATTAAAAACCTCTGAAGGCGAGACGGCAGAACAAGAACCTAAAACCCCGGGCGAATGGGCTGCCTATCGTCAAAAGTTGCGTGCAGAGAAAGAAGAAAACCGTCGCCTTAAAGAGCAATTAGCTGCCGTAAGCATTCCAAAAGTCGAAACACCAAAACCGACAATTGCCGCAAGCCCTCAAATTGACCTTAACAGTGCAGAGGCACAATTAAACAATCTTCTCAACAGCGAGCCGAACAAAGAGCAAGATGCCGCAAGCTGGGTGCTTTGGAATGCCGAAGTATCGGGGCTTGAGCGTCAAGTAAATATGGCAAAAATTGAGTCTGCCAGAAAAGAGAGAGAAGCCGAGGCGGTTGTTTCAGGTGCAATGCGTGAAGTCGAAACCTTTGAGAACAACTTTAAACAGCAAAAGCCCGATTATGATTTGGCAATGTCTCACGCTAAAAAGGAATTTGCCACCGCAATAAAGAGAATCGCTCCGCAATGGACTGATTCACAAATTGAAACTGCTTTTATCAAAGAGAAACTGATATTGTCGGCACAAGCGGCATCTAATGGCGAAAATGTCGCACAACGGCTTTATGACGAAGCAATAACCCGATTCGGCTATAATCCGCAGCAAGAAATTCGCCCGGCACCACGCCAAACCGAAACCGAGCGTAAGGTTGTGAGTGTTGAAACAATCAGCAAGAATCAAGATAAATTTGTAAGCCCTCTCAATTCGGGTGGACAAAGCACGGGTTCACGTATAACCTTGCAGGAAGCGGCAGAGATGACCCCGTTCCAGCTTATGAATCTTGATGCTGCCGATGTCGCATATTTACAATCAATAGGATTCTAATTATGACAAATCTTTTTAATATAATTTTTGGGAGAAACACCATGACCGATATAGCCGATAATGTACTTACCGCAGTTGCTTCGCTTAACGCACTTACTCAAGCAGTCGAAAATAATCAATCCGCACTCGTTACTGCAATCAACGCATTACCTGCCGCAATTACCGCAGCTTTGGAAGCCGAGATTGCTAAATTGCAAATTCCTGCTCCCGTTGTTGATTTTACGGCAATTGAAGCAAAATTGACCGAAGTATCCGCAACCTTGGAAACAGCTATTTCGGGCGTTGCAGATAATGTTTTGCACGTTCTTACCGATTTAGAACCGGCTCACACAGTTTAATCTTGCAAAGCTGTAAAAAATCGATAACATAGGTTTTGCATATTAGACCTTCTTGTTTTGACCCACCGCATAAAACCCGGTGGGTTTTTTTATGCTTGCAAGAAAACGCCAAGCAATATATTCTTTTATTACCGCATAGCGAGGTTTGTAAGTGTCTAAAATAACTTTCGGCTACATCTTGCCAAAAAGATAGTGCCTTCCTTCAGGCTTTAAATATAGGCGAATGCAAGCGTTAATTGCCGCTCATCAAAGCGGATTCGTCCACCGGGTAAACGGACAGGCAGGGTCGCTCCTCTAAATAAGCAGAAACTCCGATGATTGATTTTGTCTTTTTTTAATCAATTTCCAATATGGAGTAATTATGTCAAGTTCGCAAATGCTAACTAACAATGCCCTAACGGTAAAAGTTTGGGAGAAAAAGGGGTGGATTCAAGCTATGGCTCGTACCGCTCTATCAAAAATGTTTGAAACCGGTGCAGTTCATTTTCCTAAAAAACTAATGAACAAAGATGTTTCCCGTGGTGACCAGCTTACCTTCTCGTATATCGGTAAACTTACCGGTGTTCCCGTAGGTGAAGGTGGAACTCTCGACGGTAATGAAGAAGCACTCTCATTGCAAAACGCCACTCTTGCGATTAACGTAAGCCGTTTTGCCGTTCTAAATCCAAACGATGACACTATCGAGCAGCAACGCACCGAGGTTAATTTCTCGGAAGAAACCGCTGTGGTTCTCGGTCGTCGTGCGGCTGAACTTGTCGACGCTTCGATGTTCAACCAGCTTGCAGGTTCAAACCCTACCACTTTGACACTAAACGGAACTACCTATAACAGCTCGAACATTATTCATGTTCAAGGTAACAATCCGATTATTGCACCGACTACCAACCGTATCATTCGTCCAAGCACTTCTTACACAGGCGACGAAAATCTTACCTCTTCCGATATTATGTCTTTGGACTTGTTGGATTGGGCGATTGAGAAAAACGAACGCTCCGACCAGCCGATTGCTCCGCTTGAAAACGACCGCTTTATGTTGTTTATCTCGCCTGAACAATATACCGACTTGAAGCAAAACTCGACCGGTAAAATCCAGTGGTTCAACATTGCGTTATCTGAAATGATTGGCAATAACAAAAACAACCGCATCGAAAACGTCTTTAAAAACAATCTTTACTCGGTTGGACAATACGGAAATATCGATATCTACATGGCTCCACGTGTTGCTTACGGGCAAAACAGCTCGAGCAGTGCAGTAATTACCACTACCCGTCGTGCGGTGTTAGTCGGTAAAGATGCCCTTGCTTATGCTTCACCGTTTGGCGGACGTATCACTGACAAAGAAGTGCCTGTAAAATATTTCAGCATGTTGAAAGACTATGATTATTACAAAGGTATGGAATGCCGATTGATTTACGGTATGAAAAAACTATCTCCGACCAATAAAGACGATGTCGGTGTAATGGTTCTTTCTACTTATGCAGCCGCTCACGCTTAATAGAAAAGGGAAAATTTTATGGCTTTACAATATCCTAATATCGTTCCAACCGGTTTTACGGACGATTACCAAGATTTTATTGCTCGCACTAAAATCGAAAGAAGCGGTAATGCTCGCTCATATATCGGGCAGGTTAGCGTTCCTTCCGGTACCGTAGTCGGACAGTTAATCGGTTTGTTTGCTTTTAGTAAAGGCTTCAAACTTTCTTACGGCTCATGGTTTCAAACTGCCGCTTTGGGTACTTCGGTTACCGCTGCACTCGGTTATTATTATGAGGACAGCACTATAACCAGCGTAACCAACGGATTCTTGACTGCGTCCTCAAATGCTGCTGCCGGCGGTCTTTTGACTCCTGCCGTGGTTGCCGGCTCGCAATGGCAAGCATTGGGTAACGGCTGGATTGTTGCTTTGATCGGCGGTGCTACCACTACCACAACCAACAATATCAGCTTTAACGCACTCGGAACTTATGACTATAACTCTATCGTTTAAGGTATAGCATGACTGTAACATTTAGCTCACTGCAAGCAAAGATTAGCAAAAAACTAATCGACGGTGGCAACACTGCAATTGCGGTGGGCGATGTTCAGGACGCAATAAACGATGCTTTGCATTACTGGAAACAAAAATCTTTTTGGTTCAATGAGGCACAGGTTACTTTGACAATGGACAATAGTGCGGCACTTGACGGCTCTGCCAGAAGTGACCCCTATGTTTTAGGTTACGGAAACTCGGTTGCAAATTATCCAAATGCTCCGGTATTGCCGAGCAATTTTCTTTATGAAAAGCAAAAAGACGGATTTGTGATTTATTATAGCAGCCTTCGCTATAGAATGAAAAAAATCTCGCCTGCTCAACTTGACGGTATGTCTATAAACGGAATCGGCTTGCCATATGCTTACTGTTTCCGCAACGGCAATTATGAGTTCTATTTCTTGCCAAATCTCGCTTATTCTTTGGTTGTCAATTATATCAAAGATTATTCCGATTTAGTAAATCCCGGGGATTCTAACGACTTTACCAATAATGCAGACAGATTGCTTTATTATGAGGCACTGGCTCGGCTTTATGGGGAAAATCGGCAAGATTCTAAAATGGAATCAACTTACCAAGCAAAAGTTGAACGGGAATATAATCTTTTACGCAAACGCACGGGTGACAATGTCGCAAGTGGCGAATTATCTATTGAAACAATTATTTAAGGAGCTTTCAAAATGTCAGGTGATATTACACTCGGTTATCTAACCAAAATGCTAAAATATAATATTCTAGCGGCAAATCTTAGCGGTTTATCAACCCAGCAATTTGGCTCCGGTTTAGCCAATAGCGGTTTGTGCGGCGATATATTTAAATTTTCTTCAAACGGCACAAGCCCTGCTTCAGCCGGTGCAAATGATATAGTTGTTGCAAGCTATTCGATGCCTGCAAACTCTCTAAACTCGGCAGGTGACTTGCTCGATATTCGTGCAAACGGAAACTTTGCAGCGACAGTAAATAACTGTCGCTGCAAAGTTTCCGTT